CAGAAGCCGCGCTCACGCGCGGCAGCACGTCCCGAGGACGTGCCTGATGCCGTGTGGTCCGACTTCGCCAGCCTGAGACGGCAGAGACGGGCGCCCGTCACGGAGACCGTGGTCGCCGGGATCCGGCGCGAAGCCGCCGCCGCTGGCATGTCGATGGAGCAGGCAATCCGCACCTGCGTGGAGCGCGGCTGGCAGAGCTTCAAGGCCGACTGGGCGCAGGCCGGCGGAAAACTTGCTCCGGCCAAGCAGGCCGCGCACATCCCCAACATGCCCCTTGGCCATGCGTCGTGCGCTTGCGCAGGATGCACCTCCTTTCGCCGAGCGCGAGCAGGTGCTTGATGGCCACCCGACGCAGGACTTCCGAACGCAGCGACGACCCGTTGCAGACTGGCTTCAACGACGCCGCGCTGCAGTGGGAACGGCTGCTGTCGCAGCACGACCCGGAGCGGTTCGCGCGCATGAGCACCGACACCAAGCTGACCTACCTGAAGAAGAAACTCGGCCGCGCGATGCGCGGTTGCACACCGAAGCCAACGACCGGAGACGAGGAGACCTGACCGTGACCACGAACGCTGACATCATCCGCTTGCTGCGCGAAGGCGAGGAGATCGTCCTTCAGTACAAGCGCGAAAACTTCGATTTGCGGCAGTTGTGCATCACGCTCGCGGTCGAGCTGGAGCGCAGATGCGCGCTGCATCCTGAAGACGCTGGGGAGACGGCGGCCGAGATCATTCAACGGGTGGGACCGAAACTGAACGCCAACACCGAACAGGAGACCGCCAAGTGACCGACTACGATTTCGAGCGTGTGCCGTCTGAAGTGGTGAAAGACACGGCGGAACATGGCGACCCGACGGCGTCAGCGGTCGCCAGAGAACTGTTGCTGATGAGGAGCTTCGCCAGCGCGGCAGATGCGACAGCGAACAGTCTGCACAAGGTCATCACCGCGATCATCAAGCGCCACAACGGCCCCGCGTCCATATGGGACTTCTCGGCGTGGATCGACGGCGAGTTCCGCCGCTTGCGGGAACTGGACCGGCTGCGCGCCATCGAGGCGGCGGCGAGGGAGTATGTGCTGGAGACGACCCGAGGAACTTTTGAGAGTGCTGGCAAGGCGTTCTTCGTCCTCGGTCGCGCGCTCGCGGCGAAGGAGACGACGTGACCAACATCGACATCAACAAGCTGGAAGCGTTGCGAGAAAAGGCCGATCGCGGCTTTATCGAGCTTCACAAGGCGTACAAAAGCGAACTGTTCCTTTCCGCCCCCGCGCTGATCGCCGAGATCAGGCGGCTCCGCGCCATCGAGGCGGCGGCCAAAACGTGGATGGAATGGGGCGGACACTGCCCGACTTGTGCCTTTGTTCGACACCGCGAAGGGAACCCGCTATTGAGCACCGAGTTGCTGTGGGACTACTGCGATTGCGGGTGGCACGCAGCGAGTGCCGCGCTCGCGGCGAAGGAGAACGAGAAGTGACCAACCTGACCGACGAACGTCTGCGAGAGATTGCCGCCGGCAAACCGATACCCTTGGCCGTCTGCGCTGCCACGGGCGACCCGTCGTGGGCAGATGTCCGACAGAACGCTGCCGAGCTGCTGGCTGCCCGCACGGAGTTGCGGAGGCTGCGCGCCATCGAGGCGGCGGCGATGGACATCGCGCAGGTCACGGAGGAGCGCGACGATCCGTGGGCGAGCGTGCCGATCACGGCGCGTCAATGGGACGCACTCAAGGCCGCGCTCGCGGCGAAGGGGACGTCGTGACCACCGCCGACCGCATCCGCCTGCCGTCGCCGTTCCGGCTGCAGACGCTGACCCGCTACCCCGAGCTGGCGACGCACGACGAGGTGCAGGCCATGGCCGGCTGGATCCACCAGCAGCTGGAAGCCCGCGCGCGATCGACCGACCCCGACACCTCGCACGACGCCGCGCGGTCGATCGGCGAGATGACCGAGAAGCGCCAGGCCGTGCTCGACATCATCCGCGCGATCGGCGGCGGCAGCGACGAGGACATCATCGACGCCTACCGCAGCAGCAGCGCGCCGATGCAGTCGGCCAGCGGCATCCGTACGCGCCGCGCCGAGCTTGTCCTGTGCGGCCTGGTCGAGGACAGCGGCATGCGGCGGCAGCGCAGCAGCGGGCGCCACGCGATCGTATGGAGGGTGGCGTGACCGCCCTGGAGTTTTGGGTCGCCGGCGTGCCGAAGGCGCAGCCGCGCGTCAAGTTCGTGCGCGGGCGCCATGCGAGCGTCTACACGCCGGACACGGCCGACGCCTGGAAGGCCGAGGTGCGGCGCGCGGCGCTGGCCAAGTGCGCGACGCCGGAGCCGCTCACGGGTCCGCTGTTGGTCTTCCTGACGTTCGTGATGCCGCGACCCAAGTCGCGCAAGGTGGATTACTGGCACACCAGCCGGCCCGACGTGGACAACTTGGCCAAGGCCGTTTTAGACGCTCTGGGCGACGCGGGCATCTGGGGCGACGATGCGCAGGTTGCCCGGATGGTGGTGCAGAAGATCTACGTCCAGGGCACCGAGGCCCCAGGCTGCACCGTCATCATCGACCGGATCTAGGCCCGGGAAAGATTCCCGCCAGGATTCTTGTGCGCTCGCTTGACATTTACGATGCCGATTCCGATAGTACCCCCACCGGCACAGTGCCGGACCTACACGGAGACCTGACCCATGAACCCCTACCAACGCGAAATCATCCGCCTACGCGAGCTGCTGCAGGCCGAGCGCCGCGCGGCGCGCACCGACCACCTGACCGGGCTGAGGAACCGCCGCAGCCTGGACGGCCTGGCCGCCGAGCTGATCACCGGCGCGGTGCGCGACTACGCCGTCCTCGCCATCGACGTGGCCAACCTGCACGCCGCCAACGTCCACCTCGGCCACGACGCCGGCGACGCCGCGCTGCGTCGGCTGGCAGCCAGCATCCGCGACTACGACCACGCCTTCCGCGTCGGCGGCGACGAGTTCGTGGTCGTGCTGGAGCGGCAGAGTAACCCCAGCGACGCCGTCACGGTCGCCAACCGCATCCGCGACGTGTTCGGCATGACGCACATTGCGCCCGGCATCGCGGTCTTCGCCGCCATCGGCGTCGCGTGGCCGAACCGCACGGGCGCCATGAAGTACCAGGACTTGGCCCCGGTCGTCGCCGAGGCCCAGCGCCGCATGCAGCTCGACAAGGCCGACACGAAGGCCCGCTACGGCCTGCACGCCGACGCCCGCGCGACGCTGGCCGATTAAGCTTGCGATGCCGATGCCGATTCCGTATACCGACCCCCCCTAAGGAGACCTACCGATGCTCAAGAAGATGACCGAAGCGGAGATGTTTGAGGAGCTGCGCCATCTGGCGCTGGACGACGGCGACGAGGAGACGCTGCGCATCGCCTGCGAGATCGCAGCCGAGAAGGACGCGCGCGCCGGCGTGTCCGAAGTACGCCGCCTCTACTTCCACCTGCAGGAGGGCGAGCTGTGAGCAGCCCCAACATGCAGAAGCACCGCGACGTGGCCGAGGCCCTGCAGGAGCTGTGGCCGCACATCCGCGACCTGCCGTCGCTGGTGTCCGACGCCATTGGCGAGCAATCGCGCGTCCAGGCGTTCCGTCTCGGCGAGATCGAATGCACCCGCGTGCAGCTCCAGAACGCCGTGCAGTGGTACGTCCTGCGCGTGACCGGTGAGCTGGTGTCGATCGTGCGCCCCCAGCAGGAGGCCACGTCATGAAGCGCCGCCGCATGGACCCCGAGATGTTCGAGGCGACCTGCGCCGGTCTGCTGGCGCTGTTCATCTTCCTGCTCTACCTCCTGACCCCGACGGCGTGACCATGCTCGACCGCACCAAGACCGTTGGCGGCAGCGATGTTGCCGCCATCCTCGGCCTGTCGCCGTGGCGCACGCCGCTCGACGTGTGGCGCGAGAAGGCCCTCGGCGTCCGCGACGAGCGCGACACGCCGGCGATGCGCGCCGGCCTGCGCATGGAAACCTCCATCCTCGGGGCATGGAAGCGCCAGCACCCAGGGCACGAGCTGCTGGTGGCACCCGAGCCGACCATCGCCGGCTGGCGCCACGCCTCGCCCGATGCTCTGGCGACCAACGCCGACGGCTGGCAGAAGCTGCTGGAGGTCAAAACGACCAGCAAGGCCTGGGGCGGCACGATCCCCGAGCACTACCGCGTGCAGGCGCAGTGGTATCTCGACGTGCTCGACCTTGAGGAGGGCGAGTTCTTGGTTCTGACGTGGCCAGAGGACATGCGCGCCATCGTCGGCCTGACGCCGCGCGAGATCGTCGAGCACCTCGGCGTCGAGGCCGTGCCGTTCCGCCACGACGCGGAGTTTGGCCGCCGGCTGCACTCGCAGGTCGAAGCGTGGTGGAAGCAGTACGTCGTGACCAAGACGCCGCCGCCGGCGACCGACCTCGCCGACGCGCGTCGCAACGCCTACGCCGCCGAAGGCAAGACGATCCCGGCCACGGATGCCATCGTCGGGCTGCTCGGCCAGCGCGAGCAGCTCAAGGAGCAGATTGGCACGCTTGACCAGCAGGTCGAGGCCGTCGAGCTGCAGATCCGCAACATGCTCGGCGACGCCGAGCACGCGATCGGATTTCTGACGGGGAAACCGATCGTGTCGAGTAAAGTCGTGACCCGTGCGGGCTACACCACGTCGGTGCAGCCCACCAGCGACCGTTCCCTGACGGTGGCCAAGAACTGGAGAGACCTCTGATGCAATCCCGATTCGCAAAAGCAACCAAGTTCGCGAGCAAGCTGCGGCTTGCACTCATCGGCCCGGCTGGAACGGGCAAGACCTTCTCGGCGCTGGCAATCGCCAAGCACCTCGTGCCCGGTGGTCGCGTTGCGGTCATCGACACCGAGCGCGGCAGCGCGTCGAAGTACGCCGACCTGTTCGACTTCGACGTGCTGAATCTCGATCGGCATTCGCCCACCGACTACGTCGCGGCGATCCGTGATGCCGAGCAGGCCGGATACGACGTCGTCGTCATCGACAGCCTGTCGCATGCATGGTCAGGCAAGGGTGGTGCCCTGGAGATGGTCGACCAGGCCGCGAAGAGAGCGCGCACGCCGAACAGCTTCGCCGCGTGGCGCGAAGTGACACCGCTGCATAACGAGATGGTGGACTCCATGGTCAGCTGCAATGCGCACCTGATCGTTACCATGCGCGCGAAGACGGAATGGGTTCAAGAGCAGGACGAGCGCGGCAAGACGCGCATCCGTAAGGTCGGCCTGGCTCCCGTGCAGCGTGACGGGCTGGAGTACGAGTTCGACGTCGTCGGCGACCTGGACCAAGAGCACAGCTTGCTCGTCACGAAGACGCGCTGCAGCTCGTTGGCCGGCGCGCTGGTCAGCCGCCCAGGTGCGGAGTTCGCTACGACGCTGCGTCAGTGGCTGCAGGGCGCTCCTGCCCCTGCGGCCGCGCCGGTCGCGCAGGCGCCCGCCGAGCCGAAGCCCGCGCTGATCACGGCGACGCCGGCGGACCCCGAGGCCGTCGAGGTCGCCAACCTCGCCCGCCGCATCGCCGACCGGTGCAAGGCCGCCGGCGTCAAGCGCGACGAGCTGTTCGCCCTGATGCGTGAGCAGGAGATCACCAAGCAGAGGCTGTCCGAATGCACCCTCGTCGAACTGCAGCAGATCGAGGGCGCGATCGAGGCGCACCTCGCCATGACGACGCCGCCGGCGACGCCTGCGACGCCGCCGATGGACTCGGTCTACCCGCCGAGTTCGCGGTACGCCGGCGACTGACCACCGGCGAGGAGACGGCAGCGCTGCGGCGGCTCATCTGGGACGCGCCGCAGCCGCACCCGTTCGCCCGGCTACTCATGCTCGAGCGGCTGGGCATCCCCGACGCGAAGCGACGCACCCTGCAGCACGAGAGCCTCGACCTGTTCATGACTCACTACACCAAAGCCCTGGACCGCACCGTCTGCCCAAAAGGTCACGACCTGACCGTGCCGGGCCGCCGGCGCGTCTACGAGCACCGAAAGAAAGTCATGGTCAAGTGCAAGGTGTGCGTTGACGAGAACAACGCGCGCCAGAAGGCCAAGCGCCAGTTCAAGAGCAAGCTGCGGGAATGCGCGCACTGCGGCATGGCGTTCCTGGCCTACGCGCGCGCGACGACGTGCTCGCGCAAATGCACCTACGGACTGCGCCGCAAGACCTTCCAGGCGACGCCGAAGCAGAAGCCGATGCGCAGCGGCTCGCAGATGGAACAAGACGAGATGCGCCGCGCTGCGGCGCTGCTGGAGCTGGACAAGGCGCGCGACCGGTGCTCGACGCACTGGGAGCGGGCCGAGGTTGACGCGAAGATCCAGGCCCTGAAGACGGGCCACAACTGACCGAACACGCCGGCGGCGTGGCCGAACGCCGGACGTATCCTAGGCCAATCAACGAAAGGAAACCGACCGATGAGCAAGAACCAGAAGACCGAGTTGTCCGACGTGGAAGTGATGGAAGTGGCGCGCGGCCAGGTGCAGTTCTGCATCCTGGGAACGACGCCGCTGATCATGCACCGCATGGCGCAGAAGGCGATCAACGAGTTGCTGCTGCCGAAGGGTGCGAAGTCGAAGGCCGACAAGGCCGCAACGCTGAAGCACAACCCCGTCGAGGAGTACCGCAACAGCGTTCACCAGACGCAGCAGGGCGACAGCCTGCTCGCCATGCCCAGCACCGCCTTCAAGGCCGGCCTGAGCAACGCCGCGATCGACATCGGCGTCGGAGTCAACAAGTCGCAGATGGGTCGCCTGTCCTACGTCGAGGGCGAGTTCGTGAACATCTTCGGCGCTCCGAAGCTGCACATGTCGATCGTGCGCATGGACAACATGAGCCGCACGCCGGACGTGCGCACGCGCGCGTGCCTTCCCGAGTGGGCCTGCCGGCTCACGGTGTCGTACATCAAGCCCGTCATCAACGCTTCGATCATCACCCGCCTGCTGGCCGGCGCGGGCATGATGCAGGGCATCGGCGACTTCCGCATGCAGAAGGGCAAGGGCAGCTACGGCAGCTTCAAGCTGGTCGACGAGTCGGATGAGGACTGGCAGCGCATCATGCGCACGCAGGGCCGGGCCGTGCAGACCGACGCGCTGAAGAACCCCGAGTGCTACGACGAGGACACCACCCAGCTCCTGGAGTGGTTCCAGAACGAGGTGGGCCGCCGCGAGATGGCGAAGGGCGCCGACAAGAAGACCAAGAAGGAAGCCGAGGGGGTGGTCGCTTGAGCTTGCAAGAGACCATCGGCGGCGAGTTCGAGCGCGTCACCAGCACCAGCGCGGACAGCGATGTCCGCGCGGCGCTGGCCGAGCTGGAGACCCGGGGAAGGCTGACGCCGGAAAGCGTCGTCGAGGCCGCCCGTGACGCCAGCTCGCCGCTGCATTCGCACTTCGACTGGAACGACGAGAGCGCGGCGCACAGCCACCGCATCGAGCAGGCCCGCCGGCTCATCCGGTCCATCCGGGTGGTCATCGTGGAGGACGCGGTGCGGATCGTCGCGCCGAAGTACGTCCGCGACGTGACGGCGGAACCGACCGACCAGGGCTATCGGTCGCTGCCGGCGATCGCGCGCGACCCGGAGACGCAGCGCCCGACGCTGGAATACTACTTCCGGCAGGCGCGCAGCAACCTCGCGCGCGCCGTCAACATCGCCGAGGCTCTGGGCTTCGGCGACGACTGCAAGAACGTGATGGCATCCATCGACAAGCTGCTGCGCCGCATCGAGGCGTAGCGGCTGTCGCGTTGAACATGGTGAGGCTTGGCCAGGCCAGGCCAGGCGCGGCGCGGCGGGGCTTGGCGGGGCTGTTGCGGCTTGGCGCGGCCAGGCGGGGCGCGGCGGGGCGTGGCTGTTACGGCTAGGCTTGGACGGGCACGGCGTGGCAGGGCGGGGCTGTTGCGGCGCGGCGGGGCATGGCGAGGCGAGGCAAGGCACGGCTGTTGAGGCTCGGTGAGGCTTGGCGCGGCCGGGCGCGGCCTGGCAGGGCGCGGCATGGCGAGTAGTGGCTGTTGTTGAACGTGGTGAGGCGTGGCGCGGCGCGGCGCGGCACGGCAGGGCGTGGCAGGGCACGGCGGGGCTGTTACGGCGTGGCATGGCCTGGCGTGGCGAGGCGCGGCGTGGCATGGCTGTTGCGGCTCGGCGGGGCTTGGCAAGGCTAGGCACGGCGCGGCAGGGCATGGCTGTTGAGGCGTGGAGCGGCAAGGAGGGGCTGGGTTTGGCCTGGACCGGCGGGGCGTGGCTGTTGTTGAACATGGCGAGGCGCGGCGCGGCGAGGCGGGGCCTGGCACGGCTGGGCAGGGCAAGGCTCGGCTGTCGTTACGCGGCGTTCCGGTGTCCGATAGGGACCGGGACGCCGCTACTTTCCCGCACACGGACCCTACCTTTCCGCGCTTACCGCGCTTAATGCGCATACCCATGCGAACTCTCCTCCTAGCCTTCCTCGCCTCCTCCCTCCCCGCGCAGGTCGTCACCCTGCACAACCCCACCCCGTGGCCGCTGCTCGGCTGGCTGCCGGCGCAGACCACATTGGTCACGCCGTCGCTCACCGGCTTCGACCCGCTCACGATCGCCAGCTACTACGCCGGCACGCAGCAGGAGCCGGGCAACGCAACGGTCTGGGTGCGGACCTTCATCCCGGCCGGCGGCACCGAGGTCGTCGACATCGGCGCATGCGTCCCGTCGATCCAGCCCGTGGGCGCGTTGCCCGACTGGACGGCCGAGTACGGCGGCTGGTTCGAGGTCGACGGCACAGTGCTCAACTACCAGGTCGTCGAGCGCGACGGCCCGTGGTGGCTGATGCGCGGCCTGCGCACGATCCACCCCAACGTCGCCATGGTTTGCAGCATCCGTTGGGACCGGTCGCAGGACTACATGGCGCAGATCGAGACCAGCGTGGTCTACATCGCCGCCTCGCAGTCGCAGCCGCTGCTCGTCCTGCCCAACGCGGTCAAGGCGACCTGGGGCACGGCCGAGCTTTGGAACGGCGTCGACGCGACCGCCGACACCGATCCATTCGTTCCCGCCGGCCTGCAACTGCGCCACCTTGAGCCGGTGCAGCTCCAGACCACGGCCGTCTGGATGAACAAGGCCTCGACGTTGGGGCAGAACACTGCGCGCGCGCTACACTCGCGCGCACCGTGGACAGTCGCCGTGCCGTAAGACCCAGCGGACCGCAGCCGCAGCCGACGGCAGAACAGCTCGCCGCCTACGCATCGTACGAGCGGCATCTCGGGTGGCACGTCGCCCGGTTCGGCGTCTGGCGGGCACGGCGGGCCGGCATCGAGCGCGACGACCTCCTGCAGGCCGCCCGAATGGGGCTCTGGCGTGCCTGCTTGACGTTCGACCCGTCCCTCGGCTGCGTCCTGGCCACGCACGCCACCAAGCATATCTACTGGCACCTGCACGACGCGATCGAGCGCGCCCGCTTCGGAAAGACCCGCAAGGGGCGACCGCTCCACGACCACGCGGCGAACAAGTACCTAGCGCACGACCCGCCGGCACCCGAGACTCCCGACGATGACGACGACGAGCCCGATAGCTGACGCACTGCGCGCGGCCTTCCCCGAGTACACCATCGACGAGGCCGACCTGCCGGCGACCATCGCCAAGCTCGGCAAGGAGCTGGCCGAGTTCGCGCGCGTGAACACGCAGCTCTCCCAGATCGTGGCCATCGTCTTCGGCGGCCTCGCGCGCATCGACGCCGAGCTGCGCGCCGGCCTGCCGCCCGAGGCGATCCAGGCCAAGGAGCCGACCGAGACTGACGGCGCCTGACCATCCGATACGCCTTGCGTGCCCGATGGTCACTACCGGCCCGGAGCCGGCAACTTCCGGCAGAACAACCAATGCCGCAACGGGCACGACGTGGCGCAGCCGTCGGCCCTCGTCGAGCACAAGGGCAACATGGTCTGCCGGCAGTGCCTGCGCGACGCGCGCCGGCGCTACGCCGACCGCAGGAAGTCTCGATCACCGTACTTCGACGAGTGCCAGCGGTGCGGCAAGACCAAGCACGGCGACGCCCGCGCCTACTGCGGCCCGTGCCGTCACGTCACGCGCGGCGAGCGTGCCAGGACGCCAGCGCAGATCGACGCCGCGCTCATCGAGGCCATCGTCCTGGAGACTGCGCCGGCGTGGGTCCGCAACGACCCAGCCGAGCATGCAGCGTGGATAGCGCACTTCCTTCGGTCGCGTAGGGCTTGACCTCGCGCTAGCATGCCGACCACAGTTCCATGACGGTGCAGACGACGTGCAGACATTGCGGGTGCCTGATGGCCACAACGTGCGCCTGCACGGTGGACGAGTGACGGACCCCGAGGCAAAGGGAGGGGGTTCCGAGAAGCTGCCCAAGCCCAGGGCCGCGGCGCGCATGATTGCCAGCCTGGCCAAGCAGAAGGCCTGGACGGACAGCCTCACCGACGAGCAGCGCGAGCAGATCAGCCGGAAGCTCATCGACAGCCTGCCGGCGTGCGAGTCGCCGCGCGAGATCGCCAGCGTGGTCAAGGCCATCGCCAGCCTGGAGAAGAACGACCTGGACCGCACGCGCCTGCTGATGGAGGCCGAGGCGATCGAGGACGGCACCATGGACGACGCCACGCGCCTGCGCGCCGACCTCGACGCCATCGACCGCTTGGAGGGACGCAGTGCTGACTGACCGTTGGACTCCGCTGGACGCGCATGTCGAGCAGCTGCGGCTGATCCGCTCACCGGCGCGCTTCCGTGTCGTCGCCGCCGGACGCCGCAGCGGCAAGACCGAGCGCGGCAAGCGGCACCTCGTCCGCTGTGCCCTCGCCGGCATCAGCGGCGTAGCGCGCCCGACCTTCGTCGCCGCCGCGCCGACCCGCGACCAGGCCAAACGCATCTTCTGGAACGACCTCAAGGCACTGTCGCCGCGCGAGTGGGTCGCCGGCGTGTCCGAGTCCGAGTTGACCATCCGCTACAAGGTCGGCAGCCAGCTCATGGTCGTCGGCCTCGACCGCCCGCAGCGCATCGAAGGCGTACCGCTCGACGGCATCGTGGTCGACGAAATCGCCGAGGTGAAGCGCGAGAGCTGGGAGCAGAGCATCCGGCCGGCGCTGTCGACGAAAGGGCGCCCGCCTGGCTGGGCATGGTTCACTGGCCGCCCCAAGGGACGAGGCTTGTTCTATGACCTCTACTCGCTGTCGGGCACGCGCGCCGGCTGGGAGTCGTTCACCTGGACCAGCGCGACGGTCGTTGATCCTGACGAGATCGAGCAGGCGCGCGCCGACCTCGACCCGCTGACGTTCGCGCAGGAGTACGAAGCGCAGTGGGTGTCCTTCGAGGGCTTGGCCTACTACCCGTGGTCGCCGAAGGACCACCTGCGCAAGCTGGCCGTTGACCAGGCCAAGCCGCTCATCATCGCCCTCGACTTCAACGTCGATCCGGGCACGGCGGTGGTGATGCAGGAGCAGTACCTCGACGGCGAGACGCGCACGTGCGTCGTCGGCGAGGTGCACATCCCGCGCAACTCGAACACGCCCGCCGTCTGCAGGAAGCTCGTCGCCGACTACGGCAAGCATCCAGCCGACGTGTACCTCTACGGCGACCCCGCCGGCGGCGCGCGGCACACCAGCCAGACCGAGGGAACCGACTGGGAGCTGGCGCGGCAGGTGCTGGTCCCGGCCTTCGGCGAGCGCCTGCGCTGGCGCGTGGCCAAGAAGCCGCCCTACGTGCGCGACCGCCTTAACGCCGTCAACTCCCGACTGCGTTCCTCGTCCGGCGTCGTGCGCCTGCTGGTGGACCCGGCGCGGGCGCCCAACGTCGTGAAGGACTTCGAAGGCGTGACGCTGCTGAAGGGCGGCTCGGGCGAGATCGACAAGAAGGGCAGCGAGGGGAAGGGCCTTACGCACCTCACCGACGCGATCGGCTACTACATCTCGGAGGCGCACAGCATCGCGGCGCGCGTCTCCAGCTTCGACGAGTGACGACATGGCCAACGACGTAGGGACGTGGAGCGGCGTGCGCCGCGAGATGGAAGACTCCTGGGAGCTGGTTCGCGTGCTGCGCAGCGGCACCCGCGCAATGCGCGCCGCCGGCGGCAAGTTCACCCCGGCCACGAAGAAGGAGGCCAAGACGCGCGACCGCTACTCGGCGCGTCTGGCGCGCACGGTGCTGTTCCCCATCTACGACCGCACGGTGCGCAAGCTGGCGTCGTTGCCGTTCATGAAGCCGCCGACCATCAGCGGCGAGCTGCCGGAGCCTCTGGACCGCCTGCTGTCCAACGCCGACCGGCAGGGCACGTCGCTGTCGTCGTTCGCCCAGATGATCTACGAGGACTCCATCGACCGAGGCCTCGGCCTGTTCCTCGTCGACAACGTGCCGACGGCAGGCCTCACGCTGCCCGAGGCCGACGCCATGGACGCGCGCCCGTACTTCCGCCGCGTGCACCCGGACAACCTCGTCGGCTGCCGCACGCGCATGCGGAACGGCGTCGAGGAGGTCGTCGAGCTGCGCATCCGCAACTGGTACTACGAGGCCTCGCCCGTCGGCGGCGGCGACGTGCTGGCCGACATGGTGGAGCGGTGGACGCCTGAGCGCGTGGAGCGCTGGTATCGCAGCGGCAGCGAGCACGACCCCGACCGCGAGCAGAACGCCGCGCGCGAGTACCTGAGCGGCTACCGCCTCGGCGAGACGATCGCGCACGGGTTTGGCCGCGTGCCGGT